TCAGTAGCTAATGCGGTGTCTGCATTTGCTCTTGTTGTTTGTTCTGTAGATATAGCGGATGTATTTCCGCTAACAGTAGATGTTAGGTTGGTTATAGCTGTAGCATTAGCTGAAGTATTAGTTGTTAAGGTAACTATATCTGCCTGTGCAGTAGCTATAGATGTTCCTTGAGTTCCAACAGTAGAGCTTAAAGTGTTATAGAGGCTTATCAGTGTAGAATCTCTTGCCGCTATCCAAGCATTATTAGCTGCGTTTCTAAAATAAGCCTGATTGTTGTCATTGGTGTCTATCCAAATATCGTTTCCTAACAACGCATCTCCATTATCTCTGGTTGTTGGCTCTGTATTATTTCTAATAACAGTGGCTGCCGCTGCTGCGGTTCCTGATATCAAATTAGTTAAAGCAGTATACCCCGGTAAATTCTGTAGTTCTTCTGATAAAAGTGTCATCTGTGCACCTATATCAATAACCGTGCTATCGCCTATACCTGTTGTTGAGTTGAACGGTCCTGCCACATCCTGTGCGTTTACAAACCTAACCCAATAATATCGAGTTTGTCCGTTGCCTACTTGGTGGGAAAATAAAGATGCTGTAGATGTTCCAACCAAAACTCTGTCTGCAAAGGTATTAGATGTTGCTGCCCACACCTCAGCGTATGAAAACCCAACGAAGGTTGGTTTATCCCATTGAATAAGTATATTTTGAAATGCTCCGTTTACCTGTACGCCAGTTGGTGCTGGTGGAATATCTAATACAGGACCATCTCCCGGTATAATTCCAACACCACCGCCACCTATGAATCCATTACTTCCAATTCTAAGATCTCTTTTTGCTAGACCAGAATTTATTAAATCATTATAAGTTACAGCAGCATCCAAAGGATCTCCCAGCTCTCCTTTAAGAACAGCCACCGATTCATTAAGCAACTGGGCAAATCTTTTCTGTTCAGAATCAAAGCTTCTTGGTACTGAGAATGTGCCCTTTGGCTTACCCATTAAGTTATCTCCCTAGGGCTTTCATATACACAAACCTCATTGACGGCATCTGTGCCCTCAATAATTATGTAAAATGATTTAGCCTGATAACCTCCAGGTAATCTAAAGATATTATTATTAGTGACAACCTGAGTATGTTTAAGAGATCCATCCGCGTATAACTTAAAGGTAAGATCGCTGTAGGACTCAGCACTTACTTTAGCTACGCCTGGGGATATAGGCTTGTTTGAATAGAACTCCCTTGATTTCCAAGAGTAAGATCTTGTACTTGTTGATCTGGCAAACTTCTTAAGGACTCCTCCAATAACAAGGTAAAGCTCATCGTTCTCCCTGTCATTAAATCCAGCATGTGCATAAAAATCGAAATCAATAAAAGCATTCTTCTGACCCCTGGGATCAAACAAGAAACCTTTCTTCGTTGATGTGTTAGACCCATCCCAAGTAAAGCCTATGTACTTTCCTTCGTATTCATATGCCTCTATATTGTTTGGATAATATTCTTGCCATTGATCACGAGTAAATATTTGTTGAGTTATTAATTGAACATCTGAGTTTGCGGCTAATACTAAGCCATCTGGTGATGCATAAATAGCATACTCACCCATATCTACTAAAGATCTTTTATTTGTATTTGGTAGGTTAGCGTCTATCTCCAAAGAAGCCATAGCCCTTGGATCTGTACCAGAAACTATAACTGGCTTGCCTTTTGTTGTAACCAATAACCCCGATCCTATAGTTGTTATACCCACAACGTCAGTTGCTGTCGTTAATTGATTTGCCAAGGGATATGAGTGCGGTAAGAATGGCTCACTAAATAGTAGAGTGTTACCACTAAAACCTGCTGTTATACCATTAGGCATTGTTGTTATTCCAAACATTGGTCCGTCTGGGTGGTTTGATGTTACATCATCTGGCGGTGCTAGGTTGTCTGCTGATTCTATTTCTTCCCCGAGAGAGGCATCCAAGACAGCATCCGTTGTTGCTCCAGATGACACACCTGCAACATCTTTAACAAACCTAAATACACCATTCAGATCTGTTCTATATATTCTTCTTTTCGCTATAGAATAAACACCACTTGATCCAGCTGGTAGTGATAAAGTTACTGTAGACCCATTAGCCGCATCGATAATGTCCGCAGCTGTAACGAGGCTTGGCGGTCCTTCTTCTCCGAATGTTGTTATCTCTGTATAAACATAAGCTCTTGAGCTTGTTGTAGCACCATCAGCCGCAGTTGTATTATCAACACTTGGGGCAGAAGTAAATGCACCTGGGGTTGGTAAACCTAATCTATAGCTAGTAACTGGGTAGGGACCACTTCCTGATATGCCGTTTGCAGCATCGACCATTCTTGGGAATCCAGAGCTTCCAGAAAATCCAGTAAAGTAAAATCTGCTAAATGCGTCTTCTCTTATTGGACTCTTAATAATATCCACATCATCATTAAATGTGAACCATGCACTGTCTGTTGCTTTAAATATTGTGCTTGTTGCGGCACTTATGTTTGAGGCTGGGTGTGTTGACCCCGCTTCAGATGGATCATTAAGATCTTGTGGCAATCCTTCAAGCCTGCCTCTGTCTAAAAATGCATTAGAGGTTTCTTGGGCAACATCCTCTGGCAATAGTCTTGGGGCTATTTTTTTATTTAGCCCTCCGAATGTATTTAGTTTAAATCCAGCCACAGTTTATTCCTTTTCATTATTTGATGTATTTGACGCACCAAAATAAAAAGATATCACAGCACTAGCCAATCCACCCAAATATCCTAAAACTAAATTAATTAATGCTTCTGAATTTTGTTCTGGTGGTTGTAATGTTACTAAGAATATATAACCCATGAACCCACCAACGACTGCAATACCCATAATACGGGCTGTCCAATCCTTACTAAATTTATTCCTAGCGTCCTGCCCGTCTGCAACCTCTAGTTTAAATACATCAACATCCAGCTCTCTCATCTGGACTTCAAAAGCCTGTTCCGCCTTCTTGAGTTCCAGCATTTGCTCTGGCGTTGCGTTTTGTATGGCGTTGTTAATAGACTTGGGATCTGTGTTGCATCCCAATACTTTTGCCACCACCGATGCTGCTTGTCCACCAAGAGGTCCTGCCAATGCAGATCCTAGCGTTGGAGCAACCGCACCCACTAAATTTTTAATTAATCCAAATTTCATCTTCCTTGTCCTCTATATTTTTTATACTGTTTTTTGGCGTTCTTATTTTTTGGATAAGTGTTTATTGAGCTACCTATAGAAGTACGTTTTGATTTTCTTGCTTGAAGATCTACGGTCTTAGATTTAATTTTAACTGCCATCTTTAATAGTATAAATTTGCAAGGGCTTTTCTTTACCCTTAACTTTAATTGGTTCTAATAATTTTAACTCAAAACCGCACTTTTTGGCAGTCTCTTCTCCAATCAATATATCTACACCAACCTCTTTGGTAGCTGATTCAAGTCTTGCTGCGGTATTTACACAGTCACCAATAGCCGTGTAGTCAAACCTAGTTGAGCTACCCATATTTCCAATCACCGCAAAACCTGTAGCCACTCCCACCCCTATCTCAAGACCCAATCCAGATAGCTGTACTTTGTCTTGTATCTCTTTGGCACATAGTACCGCCGCCTCTTGATGCCCCTCTAGGTCTAAAGGAGCATTGAAGATCGCCATCATGGCATCACCAATATACTTATCTACCATTCCATCATAAAACTTTACAGTATCTGACTGAATGGTAAGAACCTTATTCATTACCTCTGTTACTTCTTCTGGCTCCAATTTTTCTGACAAGGATGTGAATCCTCTTACGTCTGTGAAGAGAAATGTTGCGTATCTTTTTTCTCCTCCTAATTTTAATAACTCCGGGTTGCTCTGTAATTGTTTAACCTGTCTTGGATCAAGATAATGTTCAAACTGTTTCTTGACTTGTTGGCGGAGTTTAAACTGTTTTCTAAAGTTTAAATAGAAGGCAATACCAGAAACTATTAGTTGTGATATAAAAGTCCATGAAAAATCTATTAAAAGACCTCTCTGAATACTATAGGCTCCTAAGAAGCCCGTGGTTAACAGCAAGACTATAGCTATACTTATGCCCTTGGTTATACCAAGATAGTTAATTACAAGCCACGTCAGAGACACGAAAATTCCAAAAATCACAATTTCGGCAGCCAAAGACCAATCTGGAATCCTTGGAGAGTTTTCTATAAGAATTGACTCGGATAATGCTGCTTGAATTTTATGTGGCTCTAATAATCCAACTGGAGTTGCAACCTGTGGCATGATTCCTGGTGCGGTAATTCCAACAAAAACAAACCTACCTTCAACATTCATTTCTTGTAAATTGGTTTGCGGGGTATCTACCCAACTAATCCATTTACGACCAAGGCTGTCTGTCTTTATTGGGGGTAGTCCTCTAACAGCAATTTGTTCTATGCCATTATCATTGGTTTTTATAATGTATGTTTTTGCACCAACCAAAGTTTTTAATACCTCTGTTCCGAAAGAACTTACATATCCATCCGGGGTTCTTAATAG